TTGGCACTGAGTGACACCAAACTACGAGGCCTATACGGAAAACCCTACTCTGGCCCTGCTGAAATCACCGATGGTGACGGGTTAAGTGTGCGGATTACTCCAGCAGGAACTATCACGTTTCAGTACCGTTATCGCTGGAATGGTAAGCCAGTACGTCTTACTGTCGGGCGCTATCCGTCCACTTCACTGAAGGACGCACGTGTTATCGTCGGTGAGATGCGCGCATTGTACATGAAGGGAGTTAACCCTAAAAATTATTTTGCCCCCAGTGATGGCGAATTGACATTAAAAGAATGCCTGGATCAGTGGTGGGATAAGTATGTTAGCGGCCTGAAACCCAATACTCAGACGCTTTATAGATCTGTTGTGTACAACACTATGTACACACAGTTTGAAGACTCGCCAGTTGCCGGTATCCCTGTATCGGCTTGGGCTCGCTTTTTTGACAAGCAAGAAAGCCTCAACAAGAAAAAGGCTCGTGTTCTGTTGTTACAACTGCGTTCAGTTATTAACTGGTGTATCAGCCGCCAGTTAATCCCATCATGCGAATTACTCAAACTTAGTGTAAAGAATATTGGGAAGAAACCAGATGTGGGGAGTCGCGTACTTACCTATACGGAACTGGCAAAGATCTGGCTGACACTGGAGAACTCAAAAGTGGTTACTTCCAACAAGCTGTTACATCAATTGCTATTGCTATGGGGGGCCAGGCTTTCTGAGCTACGTCTCGCTACAGCCAGTGAGTTCAACATGGAAGATCTGGTCTGGACAACCCCTAAAGAGCATTCAAAGATGGGTAATATTATCCGGCGTCCGATATTTACTCAGGTTGAGCCTTATATTGAGCGATTGCTTAATATCGGATTTGATGTGCTGTTCCCTGGGCAGGAAATAGATAAACCTATTGATCGTTCGTCGGCTAATTTGTACATGAAAAAGTTAAGGGAGAAAATTGATATTCCTGAATGGAGAACGCATGATTTTAGGCGTTCTCTGGTAACGAATTTATCTGGGGAAGGAATTATGCCCCACGTCACTGAAAAAATGCTGGGGCATGAACTTGGGGGAGTTATGGCCGTGTATAATAAACACGACTGGTTGTCGGAACAGAAAGATGCGTATGAGTTGTATGCTGATAAAATTTTCTGGCACGCTAAACAGCTCGGTTAATTCCTCCGGCTTTAAGCCATTGTTCAACGGCCTGACGACTATATCGCGCCGGATGAGTAAGTACTGGTTCCGGGAATCCGTGTTTTTTTCGCAAATTATACAAAGCTGTGCGCCTTTTTTGTAACAAATCAGAAACCTCTTTTTCGGTCATTAAGTTGACTTCCATAGTATGCGCTCCTTTTCTACATGTATTTCAACAGCCTGATATCATCCACGCCCTAAAGGACGTGGATTCCCGCTACGTTCACTCTGACAATTCGTTGATCAAGTCACGGTATTTATTCAGTTCTTGCAACGCCTTACATGCACCCTCCCATCGTTTCTGTTTCCGCCCGGCGCGGCGCGCTTCTTTCCGTGATTTACGTAGCAGGTCGCCTATAATGTTGTGCTGCACTGGCTGCACTGGCTGCACTGGCTGCACTGGCTGCACTGGCTGCACTGAGGCGATATTTGGTTTTTTGTCCACTTCCCTTGCAACTGCCTGCCAGATGCCATTTTTTACAGTTACTACCCCCTGGTTTTTTAACTTCCATAGAGTGTCAATAACGTCATTCAAATCAATATTGAGACCTTTAGAAATACTTTCGGCTGATGCTTTTCCTAATTTGTTCAATTCTGTGAGCACTGCGTTCATTTTTTTCTCCTGATATTTTAATGTCGGTGGGGCTGTTATACGGTTGGTGAGGTGTCAGCTTCTTCTACCAGCTTTTCCAGTTCATCCAGCTTTCGGGAAAGAATTTCACCAAACAGATGAAGTTCTGCATCTGCTGTAATCGGGATTGGAACAAATCGTATTCCACTTCTGGCAAGTTGATTTGCGATTTCCAGACACTGCCTTAATTCAACTGGTGATGCCTTTGTCAACGTCGTTTTTTCGCTCATTGGTTTTCTCCAGAAATTTAACAATACCCGGAACCATCTCAATGGATGGTGTGCCGCATTGGTTACCCCATACATCAAATCCATGCGAGGTGTGGCGGGCGAACAGTTCTATCCGGGGAACATCGCCAAGAAGTTGCACAAGTTTTTCTCGAGCCATATCCGGCTTGCGGGAGTGATCAAGGCGTGGTGCAGTGAATGACTGGATTATTCCGGCGTTAATGCGTTCGGGCAGATTTCCTTTCACTGCAAAAAGGCAGTCTTCGCTGTTAGCGCGAGTGGTGCTACCCATACCCATGACCAGCTTGTCGGTCTGTCTTTTCCCGCATTTGTTCCAGGTTAATCCTTTCATCGTCACCAGACGAAAGCCCCACGCTTCTACAACCTTCAATGCTTCAAGTGGTTGTGTAGGCACCCACCACATAGCCAACAGGCAATTCTCGGCTGCCAGTTCCCATACCGGGAGGCGGCAGATATCCAGAAGACTCATGACCGGATATTTAAAACTTGCACCGCGTTGACCATCGGTTGCTTTGTCGCGGAATGTCCAGGGGGGATCTGCGTAAATGAGGGTGTATTTTTTCGTCATAGCGCGTTTTCAAACTCATCAATGTAAAGTCCTGCTTTAATCAGTCGGCGACGGCGTTCGGCCTTTTGCACGTATTCCTCGCGACAGTTTTTTGCTGCGTGTTCACGGCTTCTGCGACTGAATGGAGGAACGGCATTGCGTGAGCGAGGTGTGTCACGACGAGGATTTGATTCGAGGGAGAAAAAGCGATCAACGATTCCGGTGTCTGTGGTGAATGGTTCTGAAGCCTTTATTTTCACAACCTTACTGCCCTTTGTCAGGCCGCGAGCTACCTTGTTGAACTCGCAAAGTGAAACACCAAATTTCTCTGCTATTTCACTGCCAGTAACAGGACGACCACGAGACTGAATCATCCAAGTGACGCGTTCTTTTAACCCACGGAAGGCACCGGGCCTTCCAGAACGCCTGTAGAAAGCGATCTGTTTCAAATTTTTGTCTCCAGATATGAAAACCCCGACGGGATGTCGGGGATGGTAGGGGAAGTTACAGGCTTAACGAGAAGCCTTTTCGGGAATTTCGATCTGACAATCTTGAAATATCCTGTAGCGTGCGGCGCATTTCTTCCGTCAGATGCTTGAAGGCGTTAAATTCGGCGACAGCGGCGTCAACGTTATAGCCTTTGCTGTGTAGCTCATTGAGGATGCGCATAGTTGGGCTTGGCATGTCGAAGAGCACAGAAACGTCCAGGTTAAGAGTTTTTCGATCAACATAGCTCATCATGGAGTAGGGGTGGTGCTCTGAAAACCACGATAGAGGGTAGTTGATGTTCATTGGTGCAGGTAAAAGGCTCTGGCGAAGTTTCTTTTCGCACTCGATGAAGTATCGGCGGATCTGGCGGCCTTTTTCGTTACGCTCAACCATCGCCAGTTCTTTGGCTGTGTCGAGGGTGAGGTGGTAATCCTTGCGGCGGCGGCCTGGAGTTTTCGCCAAATTTGGCGAAAATAGAATGTAGTCTAAATTTTCTACGAATCCATACTCGTTTAGCCTGGCCCGTATCCAGTTAGAAAAATCTTTACCTACCTCTAAAAATCCATGCAAATCACGCGCGTTCACCAGAAGCGTAGGTTCATTTGAGATTGTACCTTCAAACACAGGGATGAGTTGAGTGGTCATGATGACCTCCTTTGGCTTTTTTCGAGAAATGCCACCACAAAATGTGGTGCCGGGAGGCTCGAAACGGCCCAAAAGATACCGCGGACTTATTCCCCTTGCGGGTGTTGTATTCGTCGCCCTCCCGACATTGATCGGGGATGTGACCGCACACTGTGCTATCACTGAATAACAGGCATAAAAAATCCAACACTGACGGGGTTGGTTTAATCCGCTTTTGGGAGGTTTTCGAGGCCTCGGCGCGGAGTATAGTCAGTATTGGACGCAGTCGTCAACCATCGCAAGCTCTTTGGCTGTGTCGAGGGTGAGGTGGTAATCCTTGCGGTTGTGACCGCCTCTACCAGATGTTTGCTTTCCCAAATTGGAAAGCAAAATATAGTCTTGATTTTCAATGAATTCGTATTCTGAAATGCGATTTGTAATCCATGCCGCAAACACCTTTTTCACGCCTAAAAAAGCATGCAGATCGCGGGCATTGCAGAGTAGGGCTGTTTCGTTGGCGATAGTGCCGTTGAATACGGGGATGAGTTGACTGGTCATTTTTATGTCCTTTGCATTTGTTCAGATAGCCCTGTGTTCAGCAGGGCGGTCAGGTACTTGAACACCGTGCAAAGTCGGCCCGTATCCTTAACCTTTCGGTTGTTTTTCGGTATACGCGCTACCCGACCATATCTGAGAAATGGACATAAAAAAGCCGCATGACTGACGGGTGCGGTTTCCGCTTTGCAAGGTGTGTTCAGCACCATGAAGCGGAATATAGCCCCGTTAATGCGGATTTGTCAAATCATGTGGTCTTTATCTTGCTGTAAGCCGCGCCATTCGGTCTTTTCCCCCCAGATTTGGGGAAAACTATCTTGTCAAAATCATGCAGCCTTTCGTTCTCCTTCGATGAGTTCCTCGATCTTGTGCACTCCCGCCTCGTTGTAGCGAAATGTCTCGACCTGCTTGTCACTGTGCGCCGATTTGTCGATGAACCACTTCCCGTACTTTTCTGTTTTGAGCATGTAGGTGTTGGCAATGCGCCCTACCTTGTTGGCTGAAATGCCAAGCATGGTGCCAACCTCCGACGCAGAGTAGTGATGTTCATCAATGACCGGAAGAGGGATTGCACTAAAGCCGACGACGGGATTAATCAGGCTGGCGGCAACGACCTGTTTAGCTTCCGGTGCGAGGTGAGGGAGGAAGTCGAAGAGGTCTTTCATTGTGTCGACGGTCATTTTCAATGCGCGTGCCTTACGGAATTCTTCAAGGCCATCCGGTGATTTCTTCGTGGTCGTTTTTTGTTGCAACTGCTGTTGCATTGATTCAAGTTTGTCGACCAGCGAACGACGGACGGCTTTCGACTCACGTGCGGCGACGCGCAGGGCTTGCTTGTAGGTCATCACTATAACCACCTGATCCGCTCCGCCTTTTTTCTTATCCATGGGGGTTACGAAAATTTCGTAACCCTCCCCCTCAAGCTCATCTTTGATGCGTGCAATGAAGTCGTTGTTGCGTACTTCTTTTTCGCCTCGCAGTCTCCGCGCCTCATTAACCATTTTCAACAGCATCTGGCTGTCAATTGTTGCAGCCGGAAACGAAGACTGATTTGCAATATTGTTAATCATGTATTCTGTCCTTTTCAGATAAAAGAAATCCCCGCGAGTGCGAGGATTGTTATTCACCTTTGACGGCAAGTTGCAGGTTAGCCATTACCGCACCTCCAGTCTCCATACCGCCTGACCAATCCGGCTGGCATAGGTATCTTTGGATACTGCTCCGTCTTTAGCCAGCTCCATAAGAATTTTGCGCAAATCTGCCGAACGCCATTCTTCATCAGGAAATTCCTTCTCCATTGCCAACCGCAGATTCCAGGTTGCTATCGTGAATGGATATTCCCCGCCGAGAGCTTTCTCTTGCAGGGCTGCACGGGAACGTATCACCTGCAATACCTTCTCTTTTACATCCATCATTTTGTCTCCTGCGGCGGTTCTGGTAGCGGCATCCAGTGGGTTACTCCATGCCATATACCAGTTAAGGTTTCAAACCTTGGCTCTCTGCCTTTCTGTGTCTTGGCATATTCATTCCTTGTATACACGCATTGTCTAACTGCATATCCATTCCATCCAATAACTGTTTGTCTAATTTCAGGAATCTGCTCACTACAGCTTATCCAACCATCCGGAGTTACCGGAGGGGTGCGCGATAGCGCGGTCTGCTCCAGTGATGCTTTTACAAACCACGCGGCCTGAACTATTACGCCATGAATCCAGCGCAAATCAGCATCGCGATCTTTCTTTTTCATCTTTTCGCCACTTAAAGCCTGGCTTATGTGGCTGCGTACCAGGTCTTCATGTAACTCCTTCGCATCCTCAATGGTGAAACCACCAGGCAAAGGAGTCAGAGTTATCGGAGAGTTGGTTGACGTTTCCGCGATTCCCCGAAAATTGTTGGTTGACGAATTCTTGTTTTCCCGAAAGTTTCCGGACTGAAGCATGGCGTCGCTCCGCTCTATGCCATCCAGCGCGATTCGCAGTGCCTGAATTGTGGTAGAGCTATCGTTTGGGGCTATTCCATATCGCTCGAATACAGCTAAATGGTTGCGCATAATCTCAGGCGTAAGCTCTTTGTAAGCATAAGCAAGAGGCTCTGATGCATTATCCGGCACAACCGAAGCAGGCGCGGCAGCATAAACAGGAATAACGTCCGCTTGCTCTTTATTGCTTTCATCCGTTAAAGCCCAGAATAATTTTCCAGCCGGATGTTTGAAAATATAAGCAACTGGTTTTGCTTCCAGCGATGCCAGAGCAATCCGTGCCAGTTCTTCCGCTTCTTCTGCTGGCAGTACAACGTTGCTACCCGGTCCGTATGTTTCGCGCCACTGTTTGATTGTCAGCAGTCGCCCTTTGGTAATAGTGATCATGCCGCGTTTCCTTCTTTCTTATTAACAATCACACCGTCATATATTTCATTAAGGTGCCCTCTCAACTCCATGCGCCTTAATGCAGATAACATGTAATCGCATTCAACCTGCTTATTCCCAGTAAATGGCTTATCGTCAGGATTACCCCAACAGCAATTACCCTTGGGCCACCCATGTACTTTCCGTACTCTTCCGTTAACAACGTGAAGTAATCCCCAGCCAGGTGGTAAATCCTCAATTGAAATAATTCCCGGCTCACTAATAAAGAATCGCCAGTCGCCCATTCCAAGAGACGGATTTTTACGGAAACGCTTTTTTCTATCTGCCAACAAGTCAGCACGAGAACACTTCGCCTCTATCAGGCATGATGCTGAATTTCTGAATCCCATAGCATCTGGCTGTTCTCCGGTACTGGTTACGGCTATAAAGCGGTCATGAAAGCAAACCTTGAACCCGTTGCGCTTAAGGAACTTGTACGCAATCTGACAGAGTTCTCGGTGTGTTAACGCCATCTCACCCTCCTTTGATGCGAATGCCAGCAACACGTAGTGCATGTTCTAAGTCAGCCAGATAAAGCCAGCAGCCATTTTCTTTAGGTATCATGACGTGGCGCTCATCATCATTTATCGGATGTCCATATCGAAGGCCGTAGCGAGTCGGCAAATGAACTTCCCGCGTTTCCAGCTCTTTAACGCGTTCCTCCAGTTCGTAGACCCTGCATTGTTCTCTATCATCAATCAGATATAACCCAAGACATTCGCTTTCTACCCAACCGCCAAAATCATGATCGTAATGCTCACATGAAAACTCACCGTCACCGTCCTTTGTTGGAATGGTGTAACTATCTAATGGGCCACCATATGTCGGCACATTTCCCAATGTTGGATGCTCAATCCACATGAAAAATGTACGTCCGGTTATTGGGCAAATATCTGGCCGCCATTGGTTACGAACAGCCTTGGTTTCGGATAATTTTTCAGCGTGTTGTTTTACTTCCTCAAGCTCAACACGCAGCTTTCCTACCGTTAGCGCAATCTCCTCGTTCTCCTGGTCGCGCTGTTTAATGTATTGCTGGTTTCTTTCCTGTTCATCCAGCAGTGCCAGCACAACCTGAGGTGTGGCTTTCATACGAAATGCCAGCAATTTTTGAGGCGTTGCTACTGTTTCAATTGCTACTGCCGCCTCACGCAGTGCCTGGTAATTAATTTTGCTCACTGGTTGCCTCCTTTGTGGATCTGCGCTGCGATGCACGAAAAAAAAGATTCCCGCGTATGACAGTTAAGAGCTGGTGCGAAAGCCGCGTTAAGAACGGCAGCATCACAGCCGTCATCGATATAGAGCGCAATTTTTTTCTCCAGGCGCGCTTTGGCTTCCTGCAACTGCATACCCCGGCACGTACGCGGGATATACTCAGCAATTTGAGCGATAGATTTTTCGTTCTGTTTAAACATGCTTCACCTCGACAGGCTTGATTGTGTCGATCAGCAGTCTGCGGCGCGTATTTTCTGCAAAGTGGCGGCGTCCGGTTTCTTTGTGGTAAAACTCGTTTTTGCCGACGACCCACATCCGCTCTGTCTGGTGAAGTTTTTTTACCTGCGGGCCGTCTTTGGTGATCACAATGCCGGTATGGGTTTTTACGATTGTCATGCCACTACCTCTTCGAATTTCAACTCCAATTGGTCACCCCAGATTTCACATGATTCGGAACACGAACCAGTATCAAACCGCTTGGCCAGCACCATCGCTTGATACAAATTGCTGTAGTCGCTGTCGGCATACATCCTGGCAATCCCGTCAAGCGTCAGGTGACCACGGTACATAACGTCTTTACCTGTTCTGCGATGACCATCCCTGACGTGTTTGCCTGTAACCAGTTCATTAAAAACCCGCATCAGACCAGGTTCGTCTTTACATGCAAGCCCCAGCTTTTGCGTTGACTTTTTGATGCAGAAAACACAGTTCCCGAGGTGCTCCGGGATTTGCAAATCAAAAGGTTGTTTTCGCCACCACCGGATAACATCCGACTTATCAAAATCTGACAGTTCGGCAAGATACCGGACGCCCGGTTTCGGTTTCAGCCTACGGGGTTCGTCTGCACGAATACCCAGCCACGTGATGTAGTTCCCTTGTCCGAAATGGTCATCGCAGTATTTTATGAAGGGGGTGAGTTTTAATCTGTCAGTGCAGAACGCGCCGCCGATGTATGGCGTGCCATATTTTTTTACCATGTCCATAAACGGTTTAAGCACCGGCATTCGCGTCTGAATATCCTTTGGTTCCCATTCCGTATAACCATTTGGCTGCCCAAGCTCTGGATTTATATCGACCTGCAACACGGTTAGCGGAATATCCCAGAACTTCACAACCTCCCGAATAAACCGGTACGTCAGCGGGTGTTCACATCCCGTATCCATGAGTATGTAATGAACGTTTTCACCAGCTTTTCTGCGTTGCTCCATAAGGTGGACGAGGTACGCCGATGTCCGACCGCCTGAAAAACTCACAACATGATGAGTGCTCATTTCTTCGTCTCGTTACGGGGAGGGGGTTAAATAGGTGGTAAGCTGGAATTGCCGGATGTTTACCCGTGTCCGGGGTACGGCCTCACGTTGCAGCGTACGAGAATGGACTATTGCTCAGTGTCGTTTGATGTCGGCTGAGGATATTCGCCTTGCTCTTGTAACAGAGTTAGAAGAATGGAAAACCCCTCACGATGTGATGATTGATGAGTGTCGATCCCGGAATGATTGATGTTGTTAAATTCCAACATCGTGCTCCTGGCGATAGCCTCAACGGTATTCCAGAATACTAATACATCTGTTTTCTGCTCTGTTTTATCAGCAACAGGAAGTTTGATATTTTGTTGAAATTTATTAATGCAACCATTTTGAATATGTTCCTCGTGCTTTTCATTGTCATAAGCATACAGCCCGACAAAAACATCTCGCACGTTACGGGATATATTTTCCAGATTCGCCTTTGGTTCCTTTGTTAAATCAAGCACCGATAAATGGGCTTTAAGCGTATCCGCAGCTATTTTCTGAATATCCGCTGGTAAATCTTTAAATTGCATAGTATACCCTCCAAGAACTGTGTATTTTCTCGTGAAATATGAGCGATATGTCGTGACGTCCCTGTCACAGATTTCATCACACTGAGAACGTGCCGATGAAGGTTAAGATATCTTCTTCTTCGAAACGCTCTTTCAGCAGGTCACGGAACTCTTTGGCAATTTCTTCTTCCGCAGCTTCAACACGCACGATACGTAGCACCAGAACAGGCTGTTCGCTTGTCAGAATGCTTAATCGCAGCGTGAATTCCCTGTTGCCCAGGCCCTCGTATGGGATGCATTCAAAGCGGAAAGTGGCAGGCATGATTTCTTTGCTTTTAGCCTCCACGGACTCCATGACTGAGCGGCTACCGCTGAAGTTTTGCTCTTCATATTCAGCACTGCGTTTTGCATCGATGGTAAGACGACGGACAGCAGAGATAGCCTGTTTGATATCCAGCACATTACCGTCGCTGTCATAGGCTGTGAGGAAGTCGGCCCAGTCTTCCAGCCATTCAGCGAGAGATTTCTGGAGTTGTTTTTTGCCGTCAACGTCACGCAATGCGCGATATGGTGATGTGGCTTTCAGTTCCAGCAGTGCCTTGTTGTCAGCGTGTCCAGGTTGCTCCAGAGTGCCGATATTGAACACAGTGACTGCTTTCATCGTTTCCGCGTTAATGAAGCAGCGGGAGTGCTCATCGGCATACCCTTTGCTGTATTCAACAAAGTCATCAATACTGGTTGTGGTCATGACTCCACGGAAACGAAAACGTTCTGTCATGAATCGTTCCAGACTTTCGATATTTACATTGTCCGGCAATAACGCAACAGGGCATTCCGTAAGCGGCAAATTTTCACCAGAAAAAGCAGTAGTGGTGAGTTTTACAATTTCTTTAATGGCATTGCTATCTAACTGAGACATGTATATTTACCTTTAATTTATGGATTTGGGGATAATGCGCGAGCGTTTTAAGGCGGGGATTATTCAGCGTAAAACAGCGTCATGTTGACCCTGTTTATCGAAAAGCTGTCCCTGGTCTTTCTGGAACAAAGTAAGCTCACCACCTTTATTTACAAACATCGGGGTGTTAGTTGTGTCTTCTTCTGATTTACTACCACGCATTGTCGGGCGTGTGAATTTTAGTTTATGGGAAACTGATACGCGATTTTCATCAAGTGAAGATAATTCGAATTCAACACATACCTTTCCTTTTTTGTTTGTGCTGTTTACGCCAAAGGCAACTTCACTTAATACCGCGCCAAGTTTGTTAACAAATACCCCGCCGTCGAGGTCGTTAATGAAAACATTAACATCAGTTTGATGCTGGTTCATATTAATATCTCCGTGTAGAGGTGTGTTAAGGCTTCAGTTGTTCACTGCATTTAAAGCCTGGTTTTGTTTGTGAATTAAAAACTATCGCTGCCGTACTGCCAGTAACCTGGGTCGTCCGTGTGATTTGGGTTTACGTTTTTGCTGCGATTGTCTTTGTCTTTGAGAGTGGAAACCATATTTGCTACCGTTTCTGGTTTCTTTCCTTCAGCTTTTTCTTTCAGTGTCTGCCCTGTTTCTGCAATGAATGGAATGCGGATTTCCATCTGGTAACCGTCTGCGCCAGTCTTTCTGTTTGTGGTTAATACTTTCTGGAGGACGAGTCCGATTTTCTTTCCGTGAAACTCAGGTGCAACATATTTACTGACGGAAACCATATGCTGCGTTAACTGCCCAATTCCTGTGCATCCCATCATGGCGTGAATAATGCTCGCCCCAAATTTATTTTCAGTGCCGTCATTCTTCTGAACACAAACACTGAGATATTGGATTTTCCGTCCGTCGTCGGATTCTCCAGAAAACTCAATGAATCGGGCACCTTTTTCTGATTGCTTGAGTTCTGCTTCGGTGATGTTAATGATATGCGCACCCGTTTCGGTAATAAAACCACCTTGTCCGGCGGTCAGTGCTGATTCTTCGTTATAAGTAAAAATCACTTCATCCATTAGTTATTAACCCCCCATTGTTCTCCAAATACAAAACCAATTTCCGCCAGTGCTTCGTCCATTTTGTCGATGAACTCCGGCACCATCTCATCAAAACTCGCCATGTACTTTTCATCCCGCTCGACCACGACATAATGCAGGCCTTCACGCTTCATGCGTGGGTCGTAGTTGGCGAAGTACCAGGCGTCCTTGTCTGTAACCCACATGCTGAATTGCACCTGGGCCATGTAAGCAGGCTTGATAGCGTCAAAGCCGCCAAGCCGGAATTTCATGAAGTCGCGGGAAGTAAAAGGGCATTTAAGCTCAAGACCGTTACCGTCGCTGCATAAACCGTCGGGAGAGCAGGCGGTGCGCATGCTTTCGTCACGAAAAATTATTGGCGTTTCCGAGACGGTAACATCCGCGATAAATTCGAAGAGGGCACGGGCATCATCTTCGTATTGCTTTCCCCATGCGAGCGACTTAGCGTTAACTTCCGGTGCCACGCCAGTACAAACTTCAGCCAGCAGGGTGTGGAAGTATGACATTTTTGTATCAGGCCATTTGCTGCCGGAACGTGGCTTTGCTATCACATTGTGAACTTCTGAAGCAGTGATAACACCGAGTCTCAGCTTGTGCCATCCATCATCGCCCTGGTCGAGGCTGGTAATATCCACGCCAGTTCGCTGGAGAATAATTTCTGGTGTCATGACACGGCCTCGCTGTTATTTTCCGTGGTGGCGTGAATTTTCGCTTCCGCCGTGGCCTTGTTTCTGGCAGCTTTCTTTTTGACAAAATCAAGCGTTTTGACAGCTTCTTCCTGACTGAGATATTCATGTGATGCAATCGTGCGACGGAATGTTTTGGAACATAAGGGAAGCAGGTCATCCCATGTCTTGTTAATTTCGGTGATTGCCTGAGTGATCTCATTGATAATCTCATCTGATGCGGGAGTGACGTCACGCTCAGGGATGTGATCAGCATTCAGGATGATACCTTCACCGCCCTGAGTGTTCAGGTAGTCGATAGCTGTATCCAGGCGATCGCGACGGGGCCAGTATTTGCTGGCGCGCTTAACAATGGCTTTTCTGGCCATTTCATCGGGGAAACTATCCCACGGGCTACTTCCTCCGTTATTTCCGGCTTTGCTGCACGCCCTGATGACCTCGATTTCCCTGTTGCTCATCTCTTCGGTCAGATAGTCGCCTTCGGATGTTTTTACGACACAATAACCGCCAATGCGTGCGCCCCTGTCTACGAATGGGTTGTATTTGTGCGTGGGGGCGCAGTCAATACCGTTGGACTCGTAAATGTCCTTCTCGTAAACAAGTTTGCATTGCCCCCACTGAATGGCTCCTGTGACCTGTGCCAGATGCAGAAGCCCCATATAACTGATATCCAGGCATACAGCCTTTTTTCGTGGGACCAGATACGCCAGCTTGCTGGCCGGGTTCAGGGTTATGCCGATGGCGGCAACATTGATGATAGCGTTCTGTGCGCTGGGCAGATTTGCCCTTGCTGTGTCAGCCAGAAAGGCATTTTTCTGGAATTGCTGAATTGCAAACTGACTTTCCTTCGCCCATGTCAGCGTCGGTTCAGTTAATGCCTCGCAGAAAAAGCGCTCCTGCTGCTTAACAAATTCAACGATATCGAACATTTTTTGGTCCTGAAAATCAGAAAGGACAGGGGGAGAATTTTCTCTCCCATTCTTCTTCCGCCCGAGCATAGGCGATCGCTGAGATATAATCGTTGTACGCCTCTTCAGCTTTTTCGCCAGTGAGTGCCAGTTGGGCTTCTTTGGGTAAAAAAAGGCTGCTCATAAGCAATGGTTTATCGGGGAACATGCTGATAAGCTCCTGCGCCCGATCATCAATCCATTTATCCTTTTCATCCTGAATTTGCTGATTAATCCAGCGACGCTCCTCTATGCGGTCGCAGGTGAGGTATGCGTTCATGGCGGAACTCCTGATTCCGGTTAATGCATTAAATTAATTTGTCGGGAAAGCTGACATACAGGGCAGTTACATTCTTCCTCCTGCTCCTTAGCGAAGAAATATGCAGCGGCCTGTAATGCGATGTCTTCTGGATGTTCCGCGATAAACATAACATTGCCTTCCGTATCAATAACAGAAATAGCCTCATCAGACAGGATGACAAAATAGGCGATGATTTTATCATCCATAAAAACTTCTCCCATTATCGTTCCTGCTGGAGTTACGACGCTTTTTACATTGATATTTATTTTTTGATTGAGCATGATATTTCCTTTCAGGCTGGTGAGATTAACGGTTGGCCTTTATTGTTCAGGTAAACTTCTATTGCATCTGAGATAATGCGAATTTTTTCAATCAGTGAATGTGCGTAAAGTGCATTATTAACGTTCGCTGACGCCATGTAATAACGCCCGTTGTAAAGAATTGCTGTACCGGGTTTAACGTCCTCGCGAGAAACTAATGCGGTTCCGTAGTGAGGTTTGAGCATGACAAATCCTCCGGTTAATTAATCCAGATATTTAATTTAATCCCCGATATGTGGTCGGGGATGGGGTTAATTAAAGATTTACGTTGAAACCAAAGCGGGAAGACTTTTCTGATGTACGGGAAATATCCAGCAATTGACGGCGCATTTCTTCCGTCAGATGCTTGAAGGCGTTAAATTCGGCGACAGCCGCATCGACGTTATAGCCCTTGCTGTGTAGTTCGTTGAGGATGCGCATAGTTGGGCTTGGCATATCGAAGAGCACGGAAGCATCAAGGCTGATAACCTTGCGATCAACATAGTTCATCGTGGCGTAGGGGTGATGCTCTGAAAACCACGATAAAGGGAAATTGATATTCATCGCAGGAGAAGACAGGGCCAGTTGTTTCTGTTCCCATAGTTGTTTTTCCATGCGATCGAATTCAGCAATGTAGGCTTCCTTGAATGCAGCTGCTTTTTTGCCGGTGAAGCCCATCACCAGAAAAACGAATCCGTTTTTGGTGATTTGGTACATTGGGCGTTGTTCGCCTTTGGCGTCGGTGTAGGTAACGTCCGCAAAATTGCGGGCGTTAAATTCCGTAGAACAATCCATCAATCGGATTTTTTTTAAAACGTCGTCGTGCCGCTTGTCAAAAAATTCAGCAATAGCAATAGACGTTGTGACAACGCGACCATTGGTAATGGTGATTTCAGGTTGAGAAAGGGCAGGGATAGTAGCCATAATGGCAGCCTCCTTGATTGGTGATTGAGAACCACCGCAGGAGGTCCTAAGCTCGCTGGCGGTGGACTGTACAGGGTTAGGACTACTGGCAATCAAGGGAACCAGCCCGACCGAAGTCGGCCCCATACAGCCCACCATTGATAAGATGTGCGTGTATATCGATACAAAAAAAGACGCTGGCGCGTCTGTATCGCCTCGATTGTCAGCGGGGTCCTAATCCCGACACCCGTTTTATAAGGTGTTCGCCAAATATAGCCCCCGACATCACACGCAGTCAATACCGTCCTTTCTCAGAAACGCTTTGGCGGTGCCGCCTGCACCCCAAAACATTCCCTGTATTGGTCAGCGCCAACTTCCTGCCAGTGTTGCCCGTTCTCACGCCGTTCTCGCTCTCGCGCGGGGATACTCTCTCATCGACCGGATCGCACCCGATGATACAGCACGTTTACGTGTAGGGGTCTAAACAGGTCATTGACGCTGTAAAGCTCCAGATTGTTAAAGAGCATTTTGCGGCGGGTTAAGTCGCGCCGTACGACTGATTTATGTAGCCCTGTGTAAGGGCGCGATGTTTCTGGCTTGGGTAAAATATAATAAGTGCAACTGATCATAGTCAATAGCGAGACTAATAATCTGGTTTAATTTTAATCTATGTGGTTGATTTTTAGATTAATTTATTTATGTAAAAAATATAAGCGAGGATAATGCAGGTGGTGAGTTATGGAGGATGCGCAAAGAAAAACCGGCGCTGAGGCCGGTTACTCTGTGTGAGATTTGGCGTGAGGGAAAAGCCCCCGGATAACACCAAGAAAAGCAGCGAACAGATTCAGAGTTGAAGCAGCGGTCACCGCAATGAGCACTTCATCTGAAAATATTTCTTTCCCCATGGCGCGGCCTGTGGCAGACAACAACAAAACAGTAGCCCACCAGTAAAGCCCATACTTGGCAACTTTATAGGCTTTTTCTGCAAATTTTTCTCTTAATTCCCTGTTAGATTTTGCATCTGCTGCGCGCTGGGCGTTTAAATTATCTCCATCTGATGAAGATTCTGTCGTTGGTGGCGTATCTTCAAGGCTTGATATCTCTGTGCCTGGAAATTCTGCTCCGTTCGGGATTGTGATTTTTTCAAGTTCAGACATCAATGAATGTGGTTTGCCATATCAGTATGAAGAATTGGGCCACCATCAGGTTGACCTTTACTCCATGCCGCGTTTGGTGCATGGGTCATGTTAGAAAGCTCGGTTCCGCTGTAGCTGCCGTATACCTCAACAATTTTGTCGATCAGCCTCCCGGTTTCTGTGTCACCATTCTGAATTGTCGGTGTGATTCGTTTCCATTCTCCATCTGAATCAATGATGATGCTGATCATTTCCTGTATTTCATTGCTCCCATATTTCTTTAACATGTGATACAGGTGCGGTATTACAGGCCCGTAAGGCCACCGCGCAAACAGATCGTCGAATAATGGCTTTCCGTTGAATAGTTTCAGATGCCACGACTGAGTATAGAACAACAATTTTTGTAGCTTCATCGGAGTTAAATCTTTGATCTCTCCCCGCTTAGCCTTGTCAATAAAGGCGTTAGCTACGGCAGCAGCTGAATATGCCATGCTCTACTCCGCATTTTGCGAAATTAAATGTATCACCGGATAGAATACAACAAAAAGCAAATTAGAAAAACTGATAGAGAGGGGCGGAGGAAAAAGTTAGAGGTGAACAGCAGTCACGAGTCAAAGAAAACCCGGCACAGAGGCCGAGCTAGATCTTAAAGTATTTATCTGGTCCTGCACTCATTCAGTGGAGTAGGGGCCAAGAAATCTCACTCCGTTGAAGTGAATAAGGTGAGAAGGTGCATCAGCCACCCATACCTCTGTTTCCCATGCAATTTCACCAAGATAGCGCCCCATGATGGAGCGATTCGGAAAGGCGGTTACATAGACAAGTCCTGCAGTTGAGCCGGCAAAAAGCCTAGCAAGCTCAGCATACCGCTTCCCATCGACTGGCCCATGACTGGTGACAGACTCCACCAGTAGCAGCCAGTTTTTTTCCGTGAAATGTAGCACCACATCCGGCATTTTACCGTGTGAATCCACATCAACACCCAGTCCGGCCAGCAGTGGAGCGTCGAAGTAGCCCCACTTTTCGCCAGTGTCGCCAGCATAGACCAGCACGCTACCCGGCGCAAAACGTGGGGCGAAGTCTTCGATTATGGCACGGATAAGCTCGCTGTGCTCACCAGGACTGAGGGTTATTTGCTGGCCCGCAGCAATCTCAACAGGGATACGATTCTGCTCGCGCTCCTTAGCGTAGCGGGTAACCAGCGTTTCACGCTCGGCTAAATAGGTTGTAAGGCTATCGTGCCATGCCGGGCTGCCGAAAGTGCGTAGCATAGACAGAGCCGCAGGTTCGATCTGATAAACAGCCTTAGGGCTGTTCACTGGGCGATCGGGCTTGTCCGGATTGTAGAGGGTTACACCAGCAGCGCAAAACTGATGCATAGACTGGCGGCGGAATGTCTCACGAGTATTGGGTGCATAGACCTTGCCGTAGTGCTCACGAACCCAATTCATGATTGGCGTGATGCCCATAAGCGGATTTTCTGCGTCGGACCATGCTTTTCCCGGTGTGAGGTTCAGGAGTGCCAGCAAACACAAAGCAGAACGTTCATTCTGCTGCGCTCTGGGTAGGCCTAAGGATGCTATAATTTGCTGCGCGGCCTCAATATAATTATTTTGGTTGTTCATGCAATCAGAGCTCCTAGCTTAGCGTCAATATGCTCTTGCGTGAGCGTTTCTTGTTGCATAGCCCACTTGCCAAGCTCTATCAGAGTGTCACGGCTTGGATACTTAATCATCTTGAGGTCGGTTGCATTGACCTGTGTATGCCCGTTGAAGCGACGGAAATACTTATCCACTGCGGTAGTGTTCAGGAACACGGCCAACCCACGGGCTAACGCCTCGGGTAACCCATGTTTGTTCTCGTGAAACACGTTCATGTGATTTTCAAATCCCAACATTGAATGCTCACCAAAGGTAGTAGGATCAACGACGCTTGCTACTACACGGCGCTTTTCCTCCTTCGACGAGAAACGACGCACCACACAATAAAAACCGTTCGGGTAAAGCCACTTTTCTGTCTCGTCGTTGCGCATGATTGCGTTGGGTTTCTTCAAACCTTCCACAGGCCAGACAGTACTACTCATACTTAAATGGCTCGGGTATATCAGGGGAACAGTTCCTTCTTCTGGCATGCTGCGCAAATGAGCTTTCAGTCGGAAATCAACTATCGGCCCGGTCGACACCTTCACGCCAATATCAGCCAGCGAACATTGCACGGCGGATGATGACTCAATGGCGCTTTTCTCGAGCGTGGTCGGCACATGAATAAACCGCTCTGAATCGTCCGGGTACACAATCTGGTCAAATGGGTGTTCGTAGGAGACCAGGTCAAAAAAGCTATCATCGGTCGAAGTTGTGACTGTAACAGCCTCCTGAAGGCCTCCACGCTCCAGGCGGATGATAATATTTTCCTGCAACACATCGTCATCCCTGAAAGCCTTGCTACGTGATTCGAACAAATGAATATGGCGGATTGCCGCATGCTCAAGTATGAAATTACGGAACGGACGGTAATACGGTCCGTTGCAGAAACTACGTGGGATTATGGCCACTATCTGCCCGCCAGGCGCAACCTCACCCACAGCGAGTGCAACAAAGGCGGAATACAAATTTACCGTCTCGATACCGACAGTGCGAAGGGCCTGCCGGTGGGCTGAGTGGCTATTGATCTTCTTGTAAGGCGGATTAAGTATTGCATGGGTATAACCTCGATCCTGTAGACCTTCGGCGGTCGCCAGCTCAATATAATCCCCTTCGATGATGCGGGGCGTCACTCTCCTGTATCCGGTTAAGTGCTTCGCAAGGTGACCACACAGCTTTTTGTCGATCTCGTAGGCTGTTGCCTCGACAGACTCAAAGCCAAACTCGCCAATCAGCCAACGGTCGAGAAAGGCACAAGACAGCGCGCCTAGGCCAGCGCCTGCGTCCAGTAGACGGCAAGTTTGCATTGTGCTCGGTGGAAACAAGGAGGCCATAAAGCGGGCCACGGCAGAAGGCGTCATGAACTGGCCGAACTCAGCTTTGTGCTTACGCGCGGTACGGGGAGACAACTCGCGACGCACGCTGTCTGCGACGTCTAGCTTTTGAAGCATAACTAATCCTCTTTACTTGGCATGATGATGCCAACGTGCTTTTGACATCCTCCACATTCTTCAGGGCGTGAAGGATGTCAAATCACTCTGTGAGATCAATCAAAAGTCTCATCATTCCACTGCGACTTGATGACCTTTCCGACAAACTGGCAGTTTTCGTTACACTCAATCATCTCGAATCTTGGGTTGAGTGGCTCCAGGTACGCTTTACCGCTCTCACGAATGAATCGTTTGAAGGTGAATTCATCGCCATTCATTCGGGCCACGCAAAAATCGCCATCCTCAATCTCCCGCTCAGGGTCAACGAGTATCAGCATCCCTTCAGGGAAACTGGGCTTACCACCCTGTGGCGCGGTCATTGAATGCCCCTTGACTTCCAGCCAGAACGACCTGTCACTGGCTTTTGTGGTGGTGGAGATCCACTTTATCGCATCCTTCTGTGTGTACGAAAAATCATCCATTGTGAATGCGCCAGCCTGTACGCAGGAGAGTAACGGATATTCGTAATATTTCTCGAACAGGTTACGCCTGTTTCCGGGAGTGTGGGTACGAATACTGCGTAACAAATCACTCAGATCTGGATTAATTTCTTCCGCAGGAACCTGTAATAAAGCCGCAAACTTAAGGGTATTTTCAGTATTTAACGCAATTTTTGCGTTCAATAACTGACTAACAGCCCCCTGCGTTTTGAAGCCGAGGATATCTGCGGCTTTTTCCTGGCTTAGGGATAGCTGTTTCCGTTTTTCATCCCAGATTTTGCGCAGTCGTTCAGCGTTCTGGATGTCTTTGTCAGTAATTGTAATTTTCTTTGTCATAGTGCCTCCAATTTTATTAGCAACACAAATATTTATCAAATAGCTAGACTATTGACATTTAAATCAGGTAAGCTAATATCGGAAAATTGAAATGGGAGGATCTCTATGACTCTTGACGAGTACTTGAGACAAAGCTCTATCAGACAAGCCGATTTTGCGGCGATTGTTGGAGTTTCTCAGGGATTTGTCAGTGGGGTTATTACAGGGAGATACATGCCTCAGGGGCGAAAAGCCATTGAATGGGCAAAAGCTACAGACTGGAATGTAACTCCCCATGAACTAAACCCGTATGACTACCCTGACATGGAAGATGGTATTCCGCTTCATGTAAGGCAAACAGTCTGATAACCCTCCACCGGAGGTGTGGGTGAACAGGCAAATCAAAACGGTTATGCCCGAGCAGTACTGTGATGCTGATCGGGACTGGATACAGGAGCAATTGTTACAGCTAGACCCGACCACCCGGGTAAAAATTGCAGCAGAGTACGCGAGAGTGTACCAGGAAGAGTGGGACAAGGAGCCTGTATCGTTCAGGAAGGGCAACAGGGCAAGACGGAGCGCCAACACCCGGTTACGGGTGTATGTCCAGAAGTACGCGAGAGCCAGCCGTGGCTGGATGCTTTCGCCAGTAGCGGTACGGAAGTTTCCCCCGACACCATGATGGCGGTTAGTTGTGCTAGAAATAATTTCACATGCAACTAATTTCCTGAAAGGAAGCGAGGAGGGGGTAAGGGGGTGGAGTCGTTGGTAAGGCCTGTATCCCTTGGCCTAGGCCAGAAGGCAGGTACATAGGTTAGGTAGATCACTGTATAAGCGCGCGATAGTTTCTGGTGAAATAATTATCGAGCTAACTATTGAGTGATAAACTATGTCAGCAGCAACCAAATCGGCACTGATCCGTACACTGAGCACTGTACCACTGAGAACAGAGGAGCGTTACAGCTTTCTGGCTGATGTTGTAACGATCCTTGAGTCACAGGGGATGCATGTGGCAAGCAATGTCACAGTAAGAATCGATGGCAGAAATTTCCGTGTTGATATTCTCGCAACAGCAAAAACTGGTGGGAGTGTGGCTATCGAGATCGATCGTAGCTCTCCGCGACCCCGCTCAGTCATGAAATTGCGTGAATTGGCACGTCGTGGCACTGAAGGCTTTGTGTTGCTTCGAATGCCAAAGAAACTGACCAGTTATAGCGATGCTGGGATCGATATCATCCCGGCGAATGGCAAGGGGGCGTCATGCTGAAAATCACCCCAAACTTTGCTCAGGAGCGCGGTTTAAACCAGCTGCGGCACCAGTGGAAACAGCATCGCACGTACCTGATGTATGCACCCACTGGCTCTGGCAAAACTGGTCTTGCAGCATTCGTCACTGCCGGAATGGTTGAACGTGGTATGCGGGTGATGTTTGTCTGTCCGTACACCATCCTGCTGAACCAGACAGCGGAACGTTTCACCGAATACGGTTTGCCGTGGGAAGAAATCAGTTTTGTATGGCGTGATCACCCTAACTATGACCCGTCACGACTGATTCAGATTGCCAGTGCCGACACGCTGATCCGTCGTGAGTTTCCTGACAACATCGATCTGCTGATCATCGATGAAGCACACATGAAGCGTCGTGCGTTACTTGAGGTTATCCGGGACAGAGACATCAGGGTTCTTGGACTTTCCGGCACCCCGTTCGCAGCCTGGATGGGGAAGTACTACGAATGCCTGCTCAAGCCTACAACGATTCGTGAACTTATTCAGCGTGGTGATCTGAGCGATTACGAGTTTTTTGCCCCCTCAATGCCTGATCTGGCTGGCGTAAAAACCAGTAACACCGTATTTGGACGGGATTACAACGAGGAGCAGCTCGCATCCATCATGGGGAGTTCGGATCTGGTTGGCGATATCGTTCGCAACTGGCTTGAGAATGGCGAGGATTTGCCGACGATCTGCTTCTGCGTGAATGTTGCGCATGCGAATTTTGTTACCCGTGAGTTTTTACAGGCCGGTATTGGTGCAGAGGTGATGACGGCAGATACCCTCCATGATGAACGACAGGACATCATTCGCCGTTTTGAAGAGGGCGCGACCAAAATAATTGTCAACGTTGGTGTACTGGTTGCGGGATTTGACAGCGATGTTCGCTGCCTGATCTACGCCCGTCCGACAAAATCAGAAATCCGTTGGTTGCAGTGCATAGGTAGAGCGTTACGTACAGCCCCAGGTAAAAAACGTGCGTTGATTTTTGACCATTCTGGTACGGTTCATCGGCTGGGCTTCCCCGAGGATATCGAGTATGACGAACTGCCGGGTAAAAATGACGGAATGAAAGCGTCTGCTGGCGGTGGCGAGGTTAAGGCTGAGAAACTTCCCAGAGAATGCCCCAAATGCCACTTCATGAAGCCTGCTGGTGTACACATGTGTCCCAAATGTGGGTTTCGTCCTCTTGGTGGCGATGATGTGGCAACAGACCGCGATCGAAAACTCTCTCGCGTAAACAAAGGGAAACGCGAATACAGTCGCGAGGAAAAGCAGCGTTGGTGGAGTGAGATCAAGGGGTATCAGAATTACCGCAACGCGACGGGTAAACCCCTGAGTGACGGATGGTGCGCTCATACCTACAAGGAGAAGTTCGGTGTGTGGCCTAAAGGCTTCAGTAATGCGCCGCTGCAAACCTCAGTTGAAGTGTACAACTTCATCAAGTCAAAGACCATTGCCTATGCCAAAGGGCGCAAGAAAGCCATGACAGGAGGCCAGCATGCAGACTAAGAAGGCAGCGGCCGGGCATTGGGGGCGAATTTTTGAATATTACGGCATGCCTCCTGTTACTGGCTTGAAACATTATAGCGGCCCCTGCCCGATATGTGGTGCCAGAGGTAAATTTCGCTGTGATGATAAGGATGGTTCCGGTTCATGGATTTGTGTCTGTGGTCACGGGGACGGGATGAATCTGTTGCAACTTGCCACGGGTAAGCCCTGGGTGACGTTGTGTGATGAAATCGATCGGCTGATCGGAAATACCTGGAAGAGGGAGAAAGTCAGCCAGCCTGTAACAGAGATAAGCAGAAAGCGGAAGCTGGTCATGGATAAGTTTGCCGGACTCCCGTGTCTGCGGGGCACAACAGGTGAGGCGTACCTGCAGGGGAGGGGAATACTCCAGTTACCGATCGAATCCGTGCGTTTCTGTGACCGTCAGATCGCCAGCGGGCGCGAATATCAGGCAATTTACGCCATTGCAACAGATGACAAAGGTTCTCTTTGCTATCTGCATCGTACGTTGCTGGATGGTGATCGCAAGGCGAATGTAGAGGCGGCTAAAAAAATGACTGCGCTACAGGAGTTGCCTGGTTTGCAGCATGCTAAATCGGTGGCAATACGCCTGTATCCGGTGTCGTCCACTCTGGGGATAGCCGAGGGTATCGAAACGGCGCTTTCATGCCGTCAAATCTTCCGCTGCAATGTGTGGTCAACAATGAACTCCGGTTTTATGGAGAAGTTCATTGCGCCACCTGGCGTTAATCACCTGATTATCTTTGCTGACAATGATGCGCACGGCGCAGGTCTGGCGGCTGCCTTTAAATGTGGGCATAAGAATCTCATGAGTTGCAATGACGTTGAGAAAGTCAGCATTCGCTGGCCTGACTTGCCGGATTTTAACGACATGCTCATTCAGGGGTGTGAAGCCCGTGAACATGTGTTGACGCGCAAATTCAAAGCGGAGGCTGCCTGATGGAAATAGAGATGATCAAGGCGGCTAATGGCGTATTTGTACCGGCGTATGAGCGCGATTTACCCCGACTGGCAAAATTTAAAAACGGTGAGCTGTATACACTGGAAGCAAAACTTACCCGTAACCCATCTTTTCACCGGAAGATGTTCGCTTTTCTTAATTTCTGCTTTCAGTACTGGTGCGCTGAACATGCTGGATACGAATTCTCTGATGAAGCGACGCAGTTTGATGAGTTTCGTAAAAATCTGACAATTCTTGCCGGGTTCTATGATGTGGTCACAACCATAAGAGGCGAGGTGAGATATCGGGCAAAAAGCCTGAGTTACGCGAATATGGATCAGGATGAGTTTGAACGTTGCTACAACGCAATGATTAATGCCGCGTTAAAACATGTGTTCGGGCGCTCAAACAATCCTGAACTGAATAACCGCCTGCTGTCGTTTTTCTGAGGTGATGATGAAGCAACGTAAACCAAAAAAATGCAAAGTGTGCGGCTCCTCGTTTGTGCCGTTCCGCTCATATCAGAAAGTTTGCTGTGGTCAGTGCGCACTGGAACTGGTCAGAAAAGAAAAGGCGATAGCTTCAGCAAAAGAGCAGGCAGACAAGCTGAAAGCGCGCAGGAGGGACTTACAGCCCCGCAGTTACTGGATTAAGCAGGCACAACAGGCTGTGAATGCTTATATCAGGGAGCGGGACCGTCATTTGCCGTGTGTTTCATGCGGGACGTTCGATTCAGCCCAGTGGGATGCAGGCCATTACCGTACAACAGCTGCGGCACCTCAGCTCAGATTTGATGAACGCAATATCCATAAGCAATGCGTGGTGTGTAACCAGTACAAAAGCGGAAATCTCGTTCCGTATCGTGTCGAACTGATTAACCGCATCGGGCAGGAAGCAGTAGACGAAATCGAATCAAACCATAGTCGCCACCGCTGGACTGTCGAAGAGTGCAAGGCGATCAAGGCAGAGTATCAACAGAAACTTAAAGACCTGCGAAACAGCAGAAGTGAGGCCGCATGACGTTCACCGTAAAAACCATTCCTGACATGCTTGTTGAGGCATATGGAAATCAGACCGAAGTGGCCCGAATACTGAACTGCAATCGTGCCACAGTCAGAAAATACATTGGCGATAAAGAAGGGAAAAGACACGCTATCGTCAACGGTGTTCTTATGGTTCACCGCGGATGGGGTAAAGATACTGATGCGTGATATCCGGCAGGTTCTTGAGCGCTGGGGGGCATGGGCGGCAAATAACCATGAGGATGTTACATGGTCGCCCATTGCTGCCGGATTTAAGAGGCTGATCCCCGAAAAAGTAAAATCACGTCCACAGTGTTGTGACGATGACGCGATGATTATATGCGGGTGTATGGCTCGCCTTAACAGGAACAACAGCGATCTGCATGACTTGCTGGTTGATTATTACGTGTTGGGGGAGACGTTCATGGCGCTGGCACGGAAACATGGGTGCTCTGACACCTGTATAGGTAAACGCCTTCACAAAGCGGAGGGGATTGTTGAAGGCATGCTGATGATGCTGGGAGTGAGGCTTGAGATGGATCGGTATGTTGAGCGTGAATTGCCGGGAGGGAGAACCTCTGTATTTTATCAGCGAAAAAATAGTTTACGATCGTAAAAATCTGCATATCATGATAAGAGTGGTTACATTGCCACGCAGTCGAACCCGCCGATGCGCGGGTTTTTTTGTACCCCGAATCCTGTGAGCTATACGGAAAGTACACAGAAAGGAAGGTGCGACCGTAATTAATAACAAAATCTTAAAAATCGCATATAGCACTATTAGTTTTCTAAATATTGTATATTTTAAGTATTGCAGGATAACCCTGTAACGAAGTTTGCGTAACAGCATTTTGCTCTACGAGTTTGCCAGCCTCCCCCAGTGGCTGGCTTTTTTATGTCCGTAGCGTCAAAGCAGCAATGGCGCTAGGGCGTCGTGCAATTGGCGTTGAGCTGGAGAGCGGGCGTTTTGAGCAGACGGTCAGGGAAGTTCAGAATGTAGTCAGTCAGAACGGATGATATTGCAGGATTAGTTACGTACCGTTATTATCCTGCGCCCGGCCCTTTAGCTCAGTGGTGAGAGCGAGCGACTCATAATCGCCAGGTCGCTGGTTCAAATCCAGCAAGGGCCACCATATCACATACCGCCATTAGCTCATCGGGACAGAGCGCCAGCCTTCGAAGCTGGCTGCGCGGGGTTCGAGTCCTCGATGGCGGTCCATTATCTGCATTATGCGTTGTTAGCTCAGCCGGACAGAGCAATTGCCTTCTGAGCAATCGGTCACTGGTTCGAATCCAGTACAACGCGCCATATTTATTTACCAGGCTCGCTTTTGCGGGCCTTTTTTATATCTGCGCCGGGTCTGGTGCTGATTACTTCAGCCAAAAGGAACACCTGTATATGAAGTGTATATTATTTAAATGGGTACTGTGCCTGTTACTGGGTTTTTCTTCGGTATCCTATTCCCGGGAGTTTACGATAGACTTTTCGACCCAACAAAGTTATGTCTCTTCGTTAAATAGTATACGGACAGAGATATCGACCCCTCTTGAACATATATCTCAGGGGACCACATCGGTGTCTGTTATTAACCACACCCCACCGGGCAGTTATTTTGCTGTGGATATACGAGGGCTTGATGTCTATCAGGCGCGTTTTGACCATCTTCGTCTGATTATTGAGCAAAATAATTTATATGTGGCCGGGTTCGTTAATACGGCAACAAATACTTTCTACCGTTTTTCAGATTTTACACATATATCAGTGCCCGGTGTGACAACGGTTTCCATGACAACGGACAGCAGTTATACCACTCTGCAACGTGTCGCAGCGCTGGAACGTTCCGGAATGCAAATCAGTCGTCACTCACTGGTTTCATCATATCTGGCGTTAATGGAGTTCAGTGGTAATACAATGACCAGAGATGCATCCAGAGCAGTTCTGCGTTTTGTCACTGTCACAGCAGAAGCCTTACGCTTCAGGCAGATACAGAGAGAATTTCGTCAGGCACTGTCTGAAACTGCTCCTGTGTATACGATGACGCCGGGAGACGTGGACCTCACTCTGAACTGGGGGCGAATCAGCAATGTGCTTCCGGAGTATCGGGGAGAGGATGGTGTCAGAGTGGGGAGAATATCCTTTAATAATATATCAGCGATACTGGGGACTGTGGCCGTTATACTGAATTGCCATCATCAGGGGGCGCGTTCTGTTCGCGCCGTGAATGAAGAGAGTCAACCAGAATGTCAGATAACTGGCGACAGGCCTGTTATAAAAATAAACAATACATTATGGGAAAGTAATACAGCTGCAGCGTTTCTGAACAGAAAGTCACAGTTTTTATATACAACGGGTAAATAAAGGAGTTAAGCATGAAGAAGATGTTTATGGCGGTTTTATTTGCATTAGCTTCTGTTAATGCAATGGCGGCGGATTGTGCTAAAGGTAAAATTGAGTTTTCCAAGTATAATGAGGATGACACATTTACAGTGAAGGTTGACGGGAAAGAATACTGGACCAGTCGCTGGAATCTGCAACCGTTACTGCAAAGTGCTCAGTTGACAGGAATGACTGTCACAATCAAATCCAGTACCTGTGAATCAGGCTCCGGATTTGCTGAAGTGCAGTTTAATAATGACTGAGGCATAACCTGATTCGTGGTATGTGGGTAACAAGTGTAATCTGTGTCACAATTCAGTCAGTTGACAGTTGCCTGTCAGACTGAGCATTTGTTAAAAAAATTTCGCATGGTGAATCCCCCTGTGTGGAGGGGCGACTGGTGAAAAATCCTTGCTTGTGATTCATTATCGACACGGGTTCGGTGGTACCAGGCCGAACTCACCGGGAGGCACCCGGCACCATGCAATGGCACATAGCGCCACTCTCCAGCCCCTCTCCGGAGGGGCTTTCTTATGGACAAAAAAGCCCGCGCTGGGAGACGCGGGCGGCAAGGAATAAACAATGAAACGTGAAGTAATATTTCAGCTGGCGAATAATACCCTATAGTAATCACTCTGCGCAACTGCGCGACCTTTTTCGAATTGCGGGCTGTAGTCTCCCTTCTGCCATTGTCCTGTAACTTCCGGACTTCAGCCCGCTCCTTATTTTACTCACAATATTATCCCGGCCGGGAGGATTCATGGCATTTAAACACTATGATGTTGTCAGGGCGGCGTCGCCGTCAGACCTTGCGAAACGAATAACTCAAAAACTGAAGGAAGGGTGGCAGCCTTATGGTAGTGCGCTGATTTCGACAGCTGGTTATGGTGCGGAGTTCATCCAGCCAGTTGTGAGTGAGGGGAGCATCTCATCACCAGAGGAGCCAGGCAACCGTCCGACGACCTCAGCGCCTTCTGTTGCGCCAGAATATTACTATGTGATCGCGCTTGCTGGTCAGTCCAATGGTATGTCATACGGTGAGGGACTGCCATTGCCGGATACATTCGACAGCCCTGATCCACGTATTAAACAGTTAGCGCGTCGCAGTACGGTGACACCGGGCGGTGCAGTATGCAAATATAACGACATCATTCCGGCGGACCATTGTCTGCATGATGTGCAGGACATGAGCCGTCTTAACCATCCGAAAGCGGACCTGTCAAAGGGGCAGTACGGAACCGTGGGGCAGGGGCTGCATATCGCCAAAAAACTGCTGCCGTTTATACCGGCGAATGCGGGCATTCTGCTGGTTCCGTGCTGTCGTGGTGGTTCAGCGTTCACCACCGGAGCCGATGGCACATACAGTGACGCGAGTGGTGCCTCGGATAATTCAACCCGCTGGGGTGTGGACAAGCCGCTGTATAAGGACCTTATCGGTCGAACAAAAGCAGCACTGAAGAAGAATCCGAAAAATGTGCTGTTTGCCGTGGTGTGGATGCAGGGGGAATTTGATTTTGGCGGTACGCCGGTAAATCACGCAGCACAGTTTGGTGCGCTGGTTGATAAATTCCGTGCAGACCTGGCGGATATGGCAGGTCAGTGCGTCGGTGGCTCTGCTGGCGGTGTTCCCTGGATATGTGGAGATACGACGTATTTCTGGAAGCAGAAGAACGAATCCACGTACCAGACGGTGTACGGCAGCTATAAAAACAAAACGGAAAAGAATATCCATTTCGTACCGTTCATGACCGATGAGAACGGGGTGAATGTGCCGACGAACAAACCGGAAGAAGACCCGGACATTCCGGGTATCGGATATTACGGTTCGAAATGGCGTGACAGCTCAGCCACCTGGACGTCACAGGACAGGGCGAGCCATTTCAGCGCCTGGGCACGCCGTGGGATTATTTCCGACCGTCTGGCAACGGCGATTTTGCGCCATGCGGGAAGAGTGGCGCTAAACGCGGGGGCATCATCGACAGTATCAGAGGTGCGCCCGTCATCGCCTTCCGGTGCAGAAGCCACAGGCGTCACAACACTGCTCTCTTACCTTGCCAGCGAGTCAGAGGGAAGCCTGAAAGTACAGGGATGGTCAGCCAGTGGCGGCAGGGCAGAAGTGGTCAGCGATGCGGAGGGAACCGGAGGTAAGGCAGTGAAGCTGACCAAGGAAGCCGGTAAAAGCAGCTGGGTGCTGGAGTACGCCGCGGGCAACGGTGCGGCTCTGTTACAGAAA